TCAGCCAACTACACCATGCCCAATGGCGGAGCAGGTGGCGGGGTGGGCAACAGCAGATTCATGCATGCCATGAACGAAGTTTGTATTGATGCCAAGCACGTGGTGCATTGCAGTTTGAACGAAGGCCTGGATGTGTTCTGGCCTTTTGGACGCAGTGTACTAGAACAAATTTACAAAGTTTATAAACAAAAAGAGCTGCTGGAAGATGCGATTCTTATCTATCGTGTGAGCCGTGCTCCAGAGCGTAGAATTTTCAAAATTGACGTGGGCAACATGCCCAGTCACTTGGCCATGGCGTTTGTGGAACGTGTCAAGAACGAAATGCACCAGCGTAGAATCCCCACTGTGACAGGTGGCGGACAAAACATGATGGATTCTAGTTACAATCCACTCAGCATCAATGAAGATTACTTTTTCCCCACAGGACAAGATGGTCGTGGTAGTTCAGTTGATACCTTGCCTGGTGGACAAAATCTGGGCGAAATTGACGACTTAAAGTACTTCAACAACAAAATGGCACGTGGTCTACGTGTTCCGTCAAGCTATTTGCCCACTGGGCCAGATGACTCAGATCGTGCAATGAGCGACGGTAAAGTTGGCACAGCACTGATTCAAGAATATCGTTTCAATCAGTACTGCGAGCGCCTGCAAAACCTTATTGCTCAAAAGCTTGATGATGAATTCAAGATGTTCTTGAAGTGGCGCGGATTCAACATTGACTCAGGTTTGTTTTCAATATCGTTTAATCCCCCACAGAACTTTGCCAGCTATCGACAGGCCGAACTAGACACATCTAGAATTGGTAGTTTTACCAGCTTAGAGCAGATTCCTTATCTAAGCAAACGATTCTTGCTGCAACGCTTCTTGGGTCTAACCGAAGAAGAAATCAAAGAAAACGAAGAGCTGTGGAGAGAAGAACGCGACAATCCAGAAATCTCTACGTCGGGCAGTGATCTACGAAGTGTGGGAATTAGCCCAGCAGGCCTGGAAGCTGACACTCAGACCGGGGAAGAAATTGGACAAATGGAACCCACCGCTGGCATCGGTACTCCTGAAGCAACCCCTGGCCTAGCAGGTCCCACAGCAGCTGGTGGAGCAATGCCAGCAGCTGGGGCAGCACCTCCAGCAGCATAAATACTAGCATGATACTAAACGAATTTTGGAAGAAAGAGCCCGAGGCCTATCAGGATGTGTCGCAGGACAACAGTCAGCCTCAGCTGGGCGATCTTCGCAAAACTCATCTCACACTTCGCCAGTTAAACAAACTGCGCAAAATGAATGATGTGCGAACAGTTGAGTACAAAGAAAAGCTCAAGCTGGTAAGACAGCAGTATGCACCGCCTCCCGCCGCCCCGGCGATGTAATTACCACCATTTTCATACCTTAAACAACGTATTTTTTGTGTGTTATGTAAATAACAGCACACTTTACCTACAGGAGTTTCCGTATGAACAAATTTGAACAATTGATCGAATATGTGATCAATGATGAAGAACAAAAAGCTCGTGAGCTTTTTCATGATATCGTAGTCGAAAAAAGTCGACAGATTTACGAAGACATCATGGCTGAAGAAGAAATTGACGAAGCTGAAGACATCGAAGAAGCCGACGATTTAGAAGAAGGCGACATGGGTGGCGACAGTCAAGACAACTTGATTTCTCAAATTGAAGCTGATGAAAACCAAGACATCAGCATGGAAGACGAGGACGAAGGCGGCGACGGCGGCGAAGGCGGCTTTGGTGAACCCAGCGACGGCGGCTTTGGCGACGGCGGAATGGACAGCAATGAGCCTGCTACAAAAGATGACATCATGAATCTTGAAGACAAGCTGGACCAGTTGATGGCTGACTTTGAGTCAATCATGGGCGACGGTGAAGGCGGCGATGGCAGCGGTTTTGAAGCTGGTGCTGGTGGCGACGCAATTGAAATGGACGACACTGAAGAAATGGGCATGATGGAAGCTGTGAGCTTAAAAGCAGCCCCAAAGCCAGTTACCAGTGAAGAAGGCGGCGTAAACAAAAAGTCTACCGTGGCCGCAAACGCTGGTGCTAAAGGCCCAATCGGTAGCACAGTAAAGCCAGTACACACTGGTGCAGAAGGCGGTGGTCACCATGACACTGCTGCTTATCGAAACAGCACAAAAGATCTAATTGGCCGAGTTGGTAACACTCCGGCTCAAGGCACACAAAAGCCTGGCCCAGCCACAAAGCCATATCTGGGTCAAGCCGCTGGTGTTAACAACAAGTCAGTTGTACCAGGTAAGCACAACTAATAATGAAAACCCTAAGAGAACAACTTACCTTCCAACAAGCTAACATTCAGGTGTTGGAAGAATCCGACATGAACGGCGGTAAGAATCTCTACCTCAAGGGCATCTGCATTGAAGGTAACAAGCGCAACGCTAACGAACGAGTTTATCCGTTGCACGAAATTACCCGAGCAGTAAACACGATTAACAAACAGATCTCTGAGGGATACTCTGTAATGGGTGAAGTGGATCACCCAGAAGATCTAAAAATCAATCTTGATCGTGTTTGTCACACTGTTGAAGAAATGTGGATGGACAACGAAGCTGGTTGCGGCAAACTCAAAATTTTACCTACTCCAATGGGTAATTTGATCAAGACTCTGCTGCAATCAGGTGTTAAATTAGGTGTGTCTAGCCGTGGTAGCGGCAACGTAGACGACCGAACAGGACATGTGAGTGACTTTGAAATAGTCACAATCGATGTGGTTGCCCAACCCAGCGCTCCAAATGCGTATCCCAAGGCAATATATGAAAGTATGATGAATATGAAATACGGTCATAGATTGCTGGAGATTGCAAAAGAAGCTGGAGAGGACAGCAAGGTACAGAGATACCTTAAGAATGAAGTTGTAAAACTCATTCGGGATCTCAAAATTTAAGGAGAACCAGGCATGTTAGATGCAATCAAACCATTGCTTGATAGTAACCTGATCACCGAGGAAACTCGTCAAGAGATCAATGAAGCTTGGGAAACCAAGCTAAATGAAGCTCGTGAACAGGCCCGTGCTGAACTTCGTGAGGAGTTTGCACACCGCTATGAGCATGATAAATCAGTCATGGTTGAAGCCTTAGATAAGATGGTAACAGAAGGTCTTGCGTCGGAAATCGCTCAAGTGGCTGCTGAAAAGCGCCAATTAGCTGAAGACCGCGTTAAGTTCCAAGGCAAGATGAAAGAGTCAGCACAGAAGTTTAACGGCTTCCTGGTGACCAAGCTTGCTGAAGAAATTAGCGAACTACGCCGAGACCGTAAAATGCACACCGAAGGAGTTGCAAAACTCGAAAACTTTGTGGTGCATGCTCTGGCTCGTGAAATTCAAGAATTTGCTAGCGACAAGCGTGACGTTGTGGAAACAAAAGTACGCCTGGTCAAAGAAGCACGCAACAAACTTGAAAGTCTCAAAGCACGTTTTGTAAAAGAAAGTGCTGAGAAAATGAGTCAGGCTGTTGGCCGTCATCTAAAGGCTGAACTTACACAATTGCAGGAAGACATCAAAGTTGCTCGCGAGAACAACTTTGGACGTCGTATTTTTGAAGCTTATGCTGCTGAATTTGGTGCAACTCATCTCAATGAGAACGCAGAAGTTCGTAACCTACACAGCATGATCGAACATAAAGACCAGCAATTGGCAGAAGCCATTAAACTCACTGAAAAGGCGAAAGTCGTATTAGAGAGTAAGAATCGCGAAATACGCATGATCAAAGAATCCAATGAGCGTGAAGCCACATTGGAGATGCTGCTGGCCCCACTAAACCGGGACAAAGCAGAAGTTATGCGTAATTTGTTAGAGAGCGTCCAAACACCACGTTTGAAAAACGCTTTCGAGAAGTATCTACCAGCAGTACTGGAAGACCGATCTGTAAAAGCCTCAAAAGTAATCACAGAGAATGTCACCGTTGCAACTGGAGATAAAACTGTTCCAAGTAGTCGGCAGGAAGATAGCGAAGCCAAGAGCAACGTTATTGACCTCAAGCGCCTGGCAGGTTTATAAAATTTTTATAGGAGACTTAAATGTCACAAGAACTATTAGAAAGCCGCTGGGGCGAGACCAAAGAAGCATTGCTTGAAGGTCTGAACGGTACCAAGCGCAACAGCATGGGTGTTATCCTTGAAAACACTCGCAAGTACTTGAAGGAAAACGCTTCCGCAGGTAGTACAGCAGCAGGTAACATTGCTACTCTGAACCGTGTTATTCTTCCAGTTATCCGTCGTGTTATGCCAACTGTTATTGCTAACGAGTTGGTTGGCGTTCAGCCCATG